ATTTGTTGTCACTGTACCTGCTGTTGTTGCAGCACCAGTCAATGATCCGGTAAATGTAGTTGCAGTGACATTACCTACCCTTAGATTGCCGTAAGTTGTGAATGTTACTACTTCTGAAGATATCGATGCTTGTGATGCCATACCGAATTCGGCATTACTGACATCCCAGCCCATGAAAGCTATTCTTGCTTGTGTATCGTAATAATTTAGTGCAGTACCTACATCCTTGCCTGAGTTGCTTACTGGAGGGGCAGCATTGGGTCCCGTCTGCAATTGTATGATGGGGTCTTCTATAGAAAGATCCGTGACATTTACATATACAAGGTTACCGTCGACTGTTAGATTTCCACCAATGACTGCATTTCCTGTGACATTTAAATTAGTCAGTGAACCAACACTTGTTATATTAGGTTGTGCAGCGGTTGTTAAAGTGCCCGTGAATAATGTTGCAGAAAGTGTATTAGTTGTATTATTAAATGTGAATGCTGCTGATCCTGCAGGAGATCCAGCATTATTATAAATTATTTCAGTGTTTGATCCTGCTATTGGTCCAGTAGCACCTGTTAATCCTGTTGCCCCGGTTGGTCCCGTGCTTCCGGTCGATCCAGTTGGTCCTGTAGCTCCATCTGGACCTGTACTACCCGTAGCTCCATCAACACCAGTAGCTCCACTAGCACCTTGAACACCCGTAGCACCTATACCTCCGGTGGCTCCTTGTGGTCCTGGTGTTCCTGTAAGACTAACTGACCAGCTTGAATAGTTTCCTGATCCTGTGATAGATGCAACACTAACTATTATAGCGCCGTTACCACTATTATATGAAGTTACAGTACCTTCCATATAGTTACTGACATCATATACGATGTTAATTAATTGTCCGGGCGCCCAGGCAAGACCAGTACCGATAGTAAAACTTTGCGTTACAACTGCTATTACCAATGAATCTGTACTCGTTGAAGTATATCGATCACCAGGAAGACCTGTTGCCCCCGTAGCTCCTATACCTGTAGCTCCAGTGGCGCCTGCTGGTCCAGTAGCTCCTTGTATTCCCGTACTTCCTGTAACCCCCGTGGCTCCGTCGGGTCCAGTAGCTCCTTGTATTCCCGTACTTCCTGTAACCCCCGTGGCTCCCTGAGGACCTGTATTTCCCGTAGCTCCAGTTGCACCTTCAGGACCCGTTGCTCCGGTTACTCCGGTAGCTCCAGCTGGTCCAGAAGATCCTGTGGCTCCGGTAGCTCCTATACCTGTAGCTCCGGTAGCTCCACTAAGTGGGCTAACCCAGCTTAAGTTTCCGGCCCCGTCTGTTGATAAAACTTGTGTATTAACCCCACCAGTAATTATGACATTACTAACAGAACCTAAATTACTTTTTCCACCTACACTTAAATTTCCTGATATACTTAAATTACCCAATGTACCTACAGTTGTAATATTTGACTGATTTGCAGTTGTTAATGTACCAGTTAACAAGTTAGCACCAATAGTACCTGAATTTGCATACATATTGCCTGTAGTAGATATATTTCCTGTGGCTGTCACACCTGTAGTGGATATATTTCCTGTTATATTAGCATTGCCAGTGACACTTAGTGTGCCTGTCATTGATATATTGCCGATATTATTAAAATTATTAGGTAAATCAATATATAAAGTTTGTGAAGATGATATCAAAGTCACATCTGTTTGATTATTGGGACTATTGATTCCCAATTCTAGAGTATCGCTATGTACTTGAACATTTGAGATGTTGGCAGATACTAAAACATTACCTGTAGGGCTGTTGACTGTTATGCCGCGATCACCGTTAACCGATTGGACTGCTGCCGATGCAGCACCTGCAAATAATTCTGAAAAGTTGTCTTGAGTTTTCTGAAATGCTGTGCGTATCGCATCAGCATCTGGATCGTCTGGAAAACTACCGAAGTCTATATTTCTTTGAGCCATGTCTTATCACCTTATTAAGTATTTATCGTTCTTCGTAATAGATATGCCCAAAAAAAGACCCGGCGAACCGGGTCTGTGTATCGATGCTCTCGTTTACTTGATTCCAGCTAATTTCTTCCAATCAAGCACAGAATCGGCACCTTCATTCATTCCATCTGCCCCCATTCTACTCTTTTGTCCTGGGATAACAGGAATCGTTGTCTGACCCGTAGATTTCTGACCATTTAGACCACTTGAAATTACTTTAGTCATGAAGTCGATATCAGCTTCAAATGTGTCATCAGCACCATTTGCCAATGATTCATCAAGTCCGTCATGTTGTTTTTCATCTTCATCTTCTTCTGACATGATTGGCTCTTCACTTGCCTCGCCACCGTCACCGCCTTCATTGAAAGTAGTTGTCTTATCTTGCTGTGTAGCTTGTGCAAGTGCTTTATCTTCTTCTGCTTCGGCATTCTCATCAGCAGTAGTTTCAGCAGCATCACTATCAGGTAGATTAGCTTCAGCAACTTCATATGCCATTTGATCTTCTGATTCAACTTCGTCAACCATTTCTTTTGATCCGCATGAATGACCCTCATACATGCCACCACCGCACTCGCCACATACTTCTACAGACTCTTCATCAGCGTAGTCTTGACCATTACCCGACATCTTTTTAATGAGTGCCATCATGCCGTCATGATCATCTACAACATCTACTTCTTTTGCTGTGTGAACTGGAGCACCATAATCGCTTGCTTGTGGCTCATCACCGAATCCACCTAGACCAACTTGCTTGATGAATTGTAATAACTTACCTGCGTCATCTCCTTGTGCTGTAACGCTCACCGTGTCTTCAGCTCCGGGACCACCTAAACCTTGTGACATGTTGACGCTAAGACCTTCGTTTAACAGATCGTTTAATTGTTTGTCGAGTGATTCAAATGCCATGTGATCCATTTCTAAAACTTCTTTATCCTTGAAAGTTTGACCAAATGCTTTGAATGTGTCGCCTGGAGTAGTTTTTGCTTTATGCTTCATGTACTCAGTCTTGTTCATCTCATCAAGATCATCTTCCATTGTTGGAAGGTTAAATGGAACATTAGGATGAACATTTAATCCTGCAGCTTTAGCTGTAGAACTGCCTTTTAAAGGGTTTGCACCATGTATGCCTGTCTGCTTTCTAAAATCTTTCATAGCAGCGGCAGTTTTATCTCTATGTGCTTGAGCACCCGGAACTGTAGCTCCTCTAACATATCTCTCAAAGTCTCCTGTAAATGGATCCTTACGCATGATTTTAACTGCTTCATCCATCTCAGCTAAGTCACCTTCTTCTGCACCATAGCTTGCCATGTTGTCAACTACATCTTGACCTGACTCTTCGCCCATCACAGGGTTAGACATACCATAGCACTCATCAAGACCTTCTTTGTAACCTTCGTGATATGCTCTAGCTTCTTCTAGATCCTCGAATGCTTTTCCATGATAGGCATGACCTTTCAATCCATGAGCCTTGCCCTCAAGTTTAGCAGCATGTAAACGATGGCTCATGCCCTCTTTTACAGTTTTCTTCTTTTTCTTCTCATCATACTCGATATCTTTTGCTACTTTCTTGCCAGCTTTTTCTGCTTTGTCATCTTCAGCATCACGCTTTTTACCGTGAATCTTGTCTTTTACTTTCTCGTCATACTCGATATCTTTTGCTACTTTCTTGCCAGCTTTTTCTGCTCTGTCATCACGCTTCACTGTTTTTTCTTTAGCTTCAAGCGTTAATGGGCTTGCAAGACTATCATTTGGTGGCATGTCTGCCTCATCGAATTTAGATAGTGTCTTTAATAGATTAGCTTGCTTTTCTGTCTTAGCAGGAAACTTATCTTTATTTGCTAATACATGTCTAGCAAATTCTTTAGCTGTCATGCCATGTCTCTTGGCCTTAGCAGTGAAAGCACCCGGATCCTTGATGGCACCCTTGATCCACTGTTCGGCTTCTTGAACTGTATCACCGGCTAGTGACATCTCTCCCTTGCCTATAGCTTGTTTGATCGTATTTGCTAACGCTGGATTCTCAACTGAACCTAATACCTTATTACCCTGTTTGATTACTTGTGTATTTTGTTTTGCAGGCTGAATCGTTACTTGCTCTGCTTCATTTAATGCTTGATCTAATGCCTCGAAATATTCTTTGAGGCTATGCTTTTTGCCTGGCTTACCGGGCAATTTGCCTTTTGGTAATGTACCAACAACTAAATCTTGAACTGATTTTGCGTTACTGTATTTGTCTTTTGTATCAGCTTCACCGCCTGCTTTCTTTGGACGGCCGCGTCCACGCTTTTCAATAGCTTTGGCAGCATCTTTTTCACCATCACTAGATTCGTCACCCTCTTCGTCGGTGTCGTATTTACGACCATAGCCGCCGGGCTCAGCCTTGTGAATAAGACCAGTTGGAGTCTTCTTGGTCGCTTCTTGCAAGCTTGTAATTTTTTCTAATAAACTTTTCATTTCCATGTTAATGTTCCTTAATTATCTGGCAGTTGCCCCTGTTTGAGGTTTAGCAGGTCTAGTGATCTTGCTCATTGGACTATTAATACCGCGAGGATCGTTATCAAGATATGGCTTGAATGGGTCAAACGCTGCTTTTGTTTTTTGTCCTGCGAATTCTAAATCTATCTTAGATTCTTTTGATTGATCTTTGATGCTTTGTAGATAAGAGTCACCATATAGTTTGCTAGCTTGTTTAGCATCAGGTTGCTCTTCTAACTCAGTGTGATTTAATAATGGGCTATGGCTTGCTTGATTTTCATAACCCTTCATCTCGCTGTCTACACTATCGGCATAAGAAGTAGATAACACGCGCACCATATTAACATTGTATCCTAACAGTTGTACCATTTGCTGAATCATTGGTTCAGTTGCAGGATATCTGAAATTACATTTTAATATAGTGACAGGTTGATTTTCTAGATCAGGGAAATCTACAGGGGATTTCTGTATAGGTGTTTTAGCGGATTGGCTGATATCGATGGGATCGAATTTTTTCAGATTATATTTAAACATCTCTAAAAAATTATTGTCCACATCTCCAGCAATCTTTATAGTGTAGTTATATGTTTTTACACTTTCTGTGATGTATTGTTTGAGGCTTTTCATATCTAGTTCCCGTATCAAGTATTTATCACTAAGAATTATTTTTTGTTACAAGCATTTTAAGCAATTCGTTCCTGTCCAATGCCTTTCCCTCTCCCAAAGGGGTCGCTTCTATTTCTTGATCCTTGCTTGACTGTTTTTGATCAAGTGCTGCTTTCTTTAATTGCAACTCTATCATCTTAAGTTTCTTATTGAGTTTGGCTGTTTTAGCAGTTATCGCATGCCCTAACATCGTTCCTGCTACACTGAATATCTCACTGCTATACCTGCTGTCTACCTGCATACCAAGATCCATGAGATCCTTGTAGCTTTCTTGTGCCATATTTGATAATTCATCCATCTCGATATCAGCACTTTCAAGTCCTCTTACCTGGGGTAACGCATTTTCTATCTTTTCTAAATTGTTTAATGCATCCTTTGTAGTATCAACAAACTCTTTAGGAATTGGCTTCGATAGTTGATCTATCTCTTCTTGTGGCAAATCGAATAGTTCTTCAAGTTTTTTAGTCATGAAGTATTTATTACATAGCCTTAATGTTTTTTATAACTTTATCTATATTAACTGAAGGATCAATATTATTATTATGAACATGGTCGATTAAAGTTTCATAATTGTGTCGAACTATGTCTTTGCAAAAATCAAGTATCTGAGTTCTTTCGTTATTTGACATCTGCTGTAATCTTTTTATTTCTTTCACAATCGCATTCACCCTGTCTTGATAGTTTTCTATTTCATCATAAGATTCATCAATGACCTCTGCAAAAGTTTTATATCCTTCTAGATGTAAAGATTTTAATTCATTGGGATGACATACAAGTATAAAGGGTTTTTTATAGAAAAAAGCTTTATAAGTTTTTTCAGAAATGCTTTGATAATGAGAATAATGAGGATATGATTCATAAACGATATTAAATTGACTTTTATGGTAGTAATGCTCTAGGGTTCCAGGATATGCACACTGTATAGTAGGATCTGTAGTAGCCTCTAATTCATAAGGAAAAGATTTAAGCCAATCTAGAACCTGTGTTTTATTTGGGATGACATCGGTAACTTCAATGTAATTTGATATCTTATCAAAACTTTCTTTGTCAGTAGGACCTAGATAGTCGGAAAAACTATAATGAAAATCTTGTAATAAATCATTTTTTAAAAGTTCAGCGAAAAATTCTAGTCTTTTATAATCAAATCTTCTACAGAATAATGAAAAAATTTTACCATCAATGGCAGGTAAAGGTTGATCGGACTTAAAATCAAAACGCTTTTTATTATATTCATAATAACAAAACTCATCTAACCATGTGTTTCTAATACCTATCAGTGATCCGGGAAATATTTGACGAATATACTCTTCATCTTTTTTACATTGTACTATAAATAGAACCCTTTCATCGTCAAAAAATTCTCTGCATTGAGATATCTTTTCTTTAGTACGAAAACAGGTATTTATAGAATACGCTTCCATCAAAACTATCAGTCCCCTATTCTTTACTTTTTTAACAATTTCGAAATCAAGCATGTCAATTTCTAAATTATTAATATAAAAAATACCATCTGATTCATTTTGTATATTACTATATGGTATGATATTTAGGTCTTCATAAGTATAAAAAATTTTTTGTATTGTTTCTTTCTGCGTAGTAACAGTGATCGGGTTATAAAAGGGAAAGATATTCATCTTTTTCTTCCATTATAAAATAAATCATCTTCGGTGATCACCCTAAATGTATATCCCTGTTGTTTACAATATGCCATAGCAGCTTGCCACTTAGCGTGATTAATTGCAACAACTAATTTATCTTTAGCACTTACCGCTCTACTCTCTATTAAGCTTTGTTTTTTAGGTTTGATCTCTACGACCTCTGCTATCTTCATTCTGTTTTTGTTTTCATAGACTACGAAAAAATCAGGAATATAATTTGTTTTTTTACCAGTTATAGGATGACGATAGGGTATGATTAATGCTTCGCTAGCCCAGTATATAATATTTTTATTTGAATCACAAAAGTTCATGAAGGATAATTCCCATCCTGAACGATATCTAGGTTCGTGTTTACCTACATATTTTGTTGGATTCTTGGGAACAAATTTTCCTTGAGCATAATTTGCCATATCATTGTACTATATTTCTAGCTACCGGTTGGTTAGGTTGGGGAGTATTTCCCACTCCATACAGTGATGTTTTTGATTTTAAACTATTTAAAAAATACGCCATTTGTTGATTCATTTGTAATGCGTTGTTCGAACCTTGAAGATTTTGTAATAATGTTTGAACATCTATTCCTGTTTCTTGTGCTACCCTGAACAGGAAAACTGTGAAATTAGCTGCGATATTTTTTGTCGCACAAACAGATGTAAAGTATCCATAGACGATATCGTATTCCGCGGCATTTACTTTGAGATCAAACTCATAAAAGCTATCAAATATTCTCACTGTTTGATCTAATTGTGATCTGCTATCTATTACCCTAGGCATTAGCCACCTCCTTGTGTTGATTCAAATGAATCCGAACTGCCAACATAAGGATTGGTACCTATTTGCTGAGGTGCTTGTCTTGCAATAGTATTTGAGCCTGCTAACCCTGAAGGGCCCGGGCTTGCACCAAACGGTCCAGGAATGTTAAACAATGTATTTCGAGTATTGGGAGTATTTCTGATGGCATTAGTAGCCCCTACTAAAATTTCATTTTTCACGACTTGTTTGATGTCCTTGTTCTTAAATGTATTATACGCGGTGCCTGCTTTTTGTATGGCACCTAATATATTTCCGCTAGATAAATCCTTGATAGCGCCACCTGCTGCATCAACTAATCCACCTTGACCTAAGATAGTTCCATTTGCGCCAGCTTTTGCGATAGGGCTTTCTGTCCTATCATAATGCTGTTCTAGTCCAAATCCTGCTACAATATTGCTAGGTGCTCTACCATCTAATGCGCCCTCATTGTAAACCACTGTTTCATAATCAAATGACATTGACATTTCCATAGTACCCGTTCCTTGCGCATAATCATACGAATCATGGGACATGTTTTTGATTACGGGATTAATCAATGTATAGGCTACAAAGTTATGTTGATTGAATCCAAATACAGTTATATTTTTAAAGAAGGGTATCTTTTCACCTGAAGCAGACGATTGTGATTGCAGTGGTTCACCTACATATCCCCAGTTATCATCACCGGTTATTGAAGGTAAATAAGTTGTCCTCTTATTGTAATCTGCTGCCGTAGCGGCTGCCGTAGTGCCTCCCCCAGCAGTAGTAGGAGCAGGTGCACCTCCCCTAGATCCTGCGAAAACCACTTTAGGCTTTGTGCCATCATTATAATAATAGTAATAGTATGCTTTCCAAAGATTTCTAATATGATTTAAATTAGTATCATGGAAAGTGATCGTTACATCGTCATATTTTATTTTTGTTTGAACTATCCTCTTTCGATTATACTGATTCATCTGATGAAGATCAAAATTAAAACTAGGCAGTTTTACTGTTTTTACTGCTAATCCAAAATTTACCCCTGTGCTTAATCCTGACGGATATGCTGCATTGTTTATATCAAAATAAGTATGAAAAAGATATTTAAATTTAGGTGCATATTCATATGCATTTGTCCTAAATGTTTTGCTTGCATGAGTATAATCTCTAAGGTAATCGCTGCCGAAGAATGCTCCGGCAGCGTCTTTTAGAAGGTTTTGAAAAAAACCAGCCATTTTTATTACCTAATAAACCTAATATTAGGTTGTGCCACCGATACCTGTTACAGAAGTTCCGCCAAATGCTCTTCCAACAGTTGCTCCAACTCCACTTGCTAATGGAGACTGAACAGCGTTATCGAATCTTATCGATAATGCAATTGTCACTACATCACTTGTACCGTAATTAAGTGTATTATAATTTGCATTTTGTAAGAAGCATCCATATAATTCCCAAGTTTCAAGCACAGATGGGGCTAGTGTTCCATTGCCGCCGTCTAAAATCTCGATGTTTGTTTGGAATTTATAGTCTTGACCTGTTGCAGCAGATGCCTGCTCTACGAAGTCTAATTGCTTCTGTATTTGCTGCCCTACTGCCTTGCTCACACTACCGCCCGCATCATCACGGATATTAACTGTCATTGGGCTCCATGCATATTTACCTGCTAGGTATACAGTAGAGTTATACACAGGCAATGTAATTTCAGGGAAGTTTACCTGAGGTCTTGAGCAATCAATTACCTGCTTTGTAAGTTCAAGTCCTGAACTTGCATCTACACCAAAATTCAAAAAATTCACACGGAATCTATATTGTAATTTTGGCATTAACAAACCCTGGTTTCCACCAGCGTTGTCTGCTGCAACTGTCATGTTGAACAATGATTGTGAGGCTGTTGCCATTTTTATTTCTCCTGTTGTCTTTATTTATCTTTAAATAGGGGCCTACGCCCCTATTTTATAATGCTGCTAGTTCCCCTGTGTTCAGGATTCTAACTGGAACATAGATGAATTCAGCTGCCTTGACTGGTTCGATAGCAACATCACACCATAGTTCATTTCTATCAATTCTAGCAGGAGTGTTGTTTGACTCGTCACATACTACTAGATAATCATAGATACCCCTCTTAGCTACAAGATCGATCATTAATGTTTCTACTACACCTGCGAACTGCTGTCTTGTGATAGCATCGTTGGGTTCGAACACGAATGGTCTACCCGCAATCGTTAATTGTCTGCGGATGTATGCAATTAGTCTTGCAACATTAGTTCTGTCTAGGGCACTTTGTGAATTGAAACTTGTCTTATTA